TTACTGCTGATTTGATTGGTGGTGTAACGGGTGACGTTGTTGGTAACGTAACTGGTAATCTGACTGGTAGTGCATCTCAGGTTGATACCGTCACTGCATCCAGTGCCAATGCCGCTTATCATCTGACGATGGTTGACCAACATAATACTGTTGCAAATAACGAAACCATTAATACAGACCAAAGTCTGACTTATAATCCATCTACTAATCGCCTAAAGACTAAACTTGAATTACAGACAGATGCTGCACCCGCCAGTGCAACAGCAACTGGTACTGTAGGCGAAATTCGTTATGACACCAACTATATTTACATCTGTGTTGCTACTGACACCTGGAAGAGAGCAGCAATTTCTACCTGGAGTTAATTAAATGTCCGCTACTAGACCCGCTACTAAAACAGAACTAAAAAACTATGCTCTTCGTAGATTAGGTTTTCCTGCCATCGATATTAACGTATGCGATGAGCAATTGGATGACCTAATTGAAGAAGCAATCGATTACTTTCAAGAGTATGCATATAATGGTAGTTATAAAGCATTCATCAAGATTGAAGTAACCGATGCTATTAAAACTGCTGCTAAAACTGGCAGTGCTTTGGGTGCTACCGATTGGACAGAAGGAAATGAATATGTATCTCTTCCTCCTGGTGTCTTATCAGTAAATCACGTCTATAGTCAGATCGGTGCTTCTAGTGTTACTCCTGGTAATATTTTTAATATTAAGTATCAAATTTTCTTGAATGACATCTATGCAATGACGCATGGACAAATTCTTCATTACTTTATGACCTCTCAGTATCTTGAGACTCTTGATTTTATTACCAACTCTGATAGAAACCGTAGAGTCAGATTCAATGAATATCAGGGAAGACTTTATCTAGATTTTGATTGGGCAAATTTGCAAGCAGGCAATCAAATTGTGGTAGAAGTTTTGATGCGTCAAGACCCTGATACTTACACTGCAATGTATAACGATGCCTGGTTGAAGGATTATGTAGAAGCATTATTCCAACAGCAATGGGGTCGCAACCTCAGTAAGTATGATGGCATTCAAATGCTTGGTGGTGTGACTCTGAATGGTCGCCAGATTCTTGAGGATGGAAGCAAATTTAAAGTGGACCTAGAAGAAACTATTCGTAGCACATACGAACTCCCTCCAATGGATTTAATCGGTTGATATGACTTACAGAAACGATCCCCCAGAAAATTGTATTCAGTCGGACTATACTAGTAGTTGCCGACTAAATCTAAACGGTTCTTCCCAAGAACAAATGTTCATGGGCAATCTGATCATTGAGAGTATTGAACTCTATGGTCAGGATATCTATTATCTGCCTAGAACGTATGTCAATAAAGACACAATTTTTCAAGAAGTAGAAAGTAGTAATTTCACACAAGCACTTGCTATCAGGGCATATGTTAATAATGTAGATGGGTGGGAAGGTCAAGGAGAACTTCTAAGTAAGTTTGGTGTTCGTATTGAAGATAAGACAACCTTTATCTTTTCTAGAACTAAATTTACTGAGAAGGTAGATGACAATGCAGTATTAAATGTGGAAGGTCGTCCTAATGAGGGTGACCTTATTTGGTTTCCAACAACAAAACATTTGTTTGAGATTAAGTTTGTAGAAGCAGAAAGACCTTTTTATCAGTTAGGTAAAGGTTATGTCTGGGAATGTCAGTGTGAACTCTTTGAGTACAGTGACGAAAAACTTGATACTGGTGTCGCAGCAATTGATGCTATCGAAACTGCCTTTGCCAATTCTATCAAGTTGGTTATGGATGCAGGCGGATCTGGCGACTTTACAGTTGGTGAAGAAATTGTCGGTGACTTATATCTTGCTGCAGCAACAGCAGCAATCACTGGGGACGCAGTAAGTTCCTTTACAATCACTGATGGTGGGGAGCACTATAAGTCAGCATTGCCACCTACAGTTACTATTACAGGAGGCGGTGGAAGTGGAGCGACAGGAACAGCGGTGGTTTCGGCTACAGGGATTGTTAGCAGTATCACTGTTTCAAGTGGTGGTACTGGTTACACTAGTGCCCCATCTGTTACAATTGACTACTCTCCAAAAGACTCTAGAGCAGAAGTCAAGTCCTGGAATAGTGGGACAAGAGAACTCCAAGTCATTAATAGAACAGGAACCTTCAATACTTCAGAAACAGTTAAGGGATTGACATCGGGTGCTCTCTGGAGTCCTGAATCCTATAACACTCTAAATAATACTAATACCGCCGATAGCATTGACCAGAACTATAGTTTTGAAACTGCTGATGACGATATTATAGATTTCACTGAGGGGAATCCCTTCGGTACTATTGGGTCCATTACTGATACTACAATCTGATGTTAGGCACATATTCATATCACGAGATTTTTAGAAAAACTATTGTAGCGTTTGGAACGCTCTTCAATAATATCGAACTTCGTCGTTCGACTGAAGTGATGAAAGTGCCTCTGGCATATGGTCCAAAACAAAAGTTTTTAGCACGTCTCGATCAAAATCCTGACCCTACAAACAAAAGAACTCAGATTACTCTTCCTAGAATCTCTTTTGAGATTAATGGTATCACTTACGATTCTTCTAGAAAGGTATCACCAACTCAAAAAATCAAATTCCCTAAGGATACAGATGAAAATAAGAACGTGTATATGCCCGTTCCTTATAATCTATCATTTGAGTTAGCAATTATTTCTAAAAATCAAGAAGATGGACTACAAATTTTAGAACAGATTCTTCCATATTTTCAACCTCATTTTAATCTGGCAGTTAAACTGCTTCCTAGTGTTGATGAAACTAAGGATGTTCCTGTTATTTTGACTAGTGTTGATTATGAAGATGACTATGAGGGAGATTTTGCTACTCGTAGATCAATCACTTACACTCTTCAATTTACTTGTAAGACATACCTCTATGGTCCTGTTACCGATGCGAAGACCATCAAAAAGGTCATCACAGATATGTACACAGATACCAATACTTCTACTGCACCCAGAGAAGTACGTTATACTATTCAACCAGATCCTATCTCAGCAGATGCTGATGATGACTTTGGATTTGGTATTGTTGATGAAGACTTTACAGATAACAAGAAACGTAATCCCACCAGTGGAGCAGACGAAAACATCTAATTTTTAATTATGTTTACTGAAAGAATTTTTAGTATTGGTATTAGCAAGTTTAAACTTAATGGACTTGATAATGAAACTCTGTGTGAACAGATAAGATATTTCTCGTCAAATCCAAATAATCGGATTCATGGGCAGAGAGATATGAATGTAAATAATCCACATCTAACATCATTGACGGATGTGGTATTAAAGGAGTCTCAAAAAATTACAGATTCTATACTTGCAAATTCAAAAGCAAGTGTTAGATGTTCCGTGACGAGAGTATGGGGGAATCATAATTTAAATCGTGATATTTGCATTCCTCATGTTCATAGAGATAGTTTTTTATCTGCGGTTTACTATCCCAAAGCATCAGAAGATTCTAGATTACATTTCCAATCACCATTTACAGATGCTTTACTATCTAAAATTCCAATTTTAGCATCAGAGGTATATGATGAATTCAATAGTTCATATCATCAAATACATGCTGAAACTGATATGTTAGTAATTTTTCCTGCAAATTTATTACACTTCGTTCCTCCCACTAGGGGCGAAAGATATTCTATCGTTTATGATATAGGAGTTAAAGATGAATCCATTTGAAGGTCTGGACAATGCTTTTGGCACAGAACCAGCAGAGATACAGAAGCATGAAAATATAAAACCTGAGTTGAAAAAAAGTGATACTGAGGATGTTAAGCAGGATTATGAAACAACTCGTGCTCAGTTACATAATCTAGTAATGAAAGGTCAGGAGGCAGTAGATGGAATACTTGATGTGGCACGAGCGTCAGATCATCCTCGTGCTTATGAAGTTGCAGGTCAACTTATTAAAAACGTTGGAGATGTAGCAGATAAATTAATTGATTTACAAAAGAAGATGAAGGAGTTAGATGCAGACGATAAGAAGTCGAGCCCGTCTACTGTTAATAACACGATGTTTATTGGCAGTACTGCGGACTTACAAAAGATGTTAAAGAAGCAAAAGGAGATAAATAATACTGACACGAATTAACAAGACATGACAGTATTAAATGTTTTAAGCACAAATGCAATCGCTGCTGCTGCTACTGAGTATCAAGTTGTACAGACTGGATACTATCGCGTAGTCGCAACTGCAGGTGACGCCACAGTTTCATTCAATGGCGGTCCTGCAATCACCCTCATTCAAGATCAAGCACTTCTACTCAAGGGTGGTAAACCTGGTCAAGCAAGAATTGTAAAAGGCGTCGATGATTCGACAGCAGATTATCAACTTGGTACAAATCTTGGTGAGTTGTCAAACACCCATCCATTCTCAGTAGATGACTTCATTGCTGTAGAGGATGCCAGCACATCTCCTGCAATTAATGCTGCTTTCTTGTCAGCAGGAACAGTAGGTAAGAAAGTTACTGCAGTAACTCCTAATTCTATTAGTACTGATATTGATTCATCTGCCGCACCTGCAGATTACACTTATGCTTACAGCGGACCTCAAGCAGTAGTCAAGCGTTGTGTAAGTATTGCTGCAACTGGTAACGCAATCGTCGTTGAAGAAGTACAAGTTGTAGGCGGTTAATATGGCGCAAGGTTTTGCATCAGATATTCCACCTGCCCTTAATGGCACCGCTAAGAAATACATTAGAGGTATGATGAAGGGTAAGCACAGGTGGAATAAACTCTATGGAAATCGCTCCAAAGAGGTGATGCATAAGACTGCAAACAAAATGGCTATGGGAGAGATGTCTAAAATGCCACCAACATACAAAGATGTATTTGGAGAAGCAAACAAGTCTGGAGATAATTCTCTTCGCGACTGGTTTGGTAAGAGTAAATCATCTGATGGAACACCTGGTTGGGTACAACTTGGTGGTAAGTATGCAGGAAAACCTTGTGCAAAGCAACCTGGTCAGACTACTAAACCTAAATGTGGGTCTAGTAAGATGAAAAGGAACCTAAATAAAGGCGAAGAGGAAGCAGCATTCCGTCGCAAAAATGCTGAAGACCCAAATCCAGATAGAAAAGGGAAGGCAAAAAACGTGAAGACAGAAGAAAATATGCTAGAGCGTGCCGATATGTGGCATCCCGATCCTGAGAAGGATAAGAAACTGGGTGGTCCTGGTGCTAATGCTCGTGCCCGTGAAGATGGTGCTAGTTCTAAACCAAAACCTAAGGAAGATCCTAAGAAACTGAAGAAGGGTGAGTCCTACATGGACTACTCCAAACGTCAGAAGGCATCAAGGCAAAAGTCTGGTACTGCTGCTAGCAGATTAGCAGCGAAAGGTGCTAAGACTGGATCTGGTGCAAAACCAAAAGAGCGTAAGCGCGACAAGATTGGCAGAGCACTTGGCAATGCACTAGATCGTGTTGCTGGTATTAAGAAAGAAGAATTTGTAAATGAAGAAGGCAAGAAAGATGCTTGCTATAAGAAAGTAAAAGCAAGTGCAAAGGTTTGGCCTTCTGCATATGCTAGTGGTAGATTAGTCCAGTGCCGTAAGAAGGGTGCTGCTAGTTATGGTAATAAGTCTGAAGGAATGTCATTCCAACAGTTTCAAGAGAAGTGTTGGCAGGGATATAAGCGTGTTGGTATGAAGAAAAAAGGTAATAAGATGGTTCCTAATTGTGTCCCAGAAGAAGTGCAAACCGAAGGAGCAGCCTGGACAAAAAAGTCAGGAAAGAACTCCGAAGGAGGACTTAACGAAAAAGGACGAAAGTCTTATGAAAAGGAAAATCCAGGATCTGACCTTAAAGCACCAAGCAAGAAGGTTGGAAATCCCAGGAGGGCATCCTTCTGCGCTAGAATGAAGGGCATGAGAAAGAGACAGAAACCTTCTAACAACACTGGAGATGACCGTCTGTCGAAGTCATTGCGTGCTTGGAATTGCTGATCAATTGACAAATTGCATCACTGTGTTACAATAAATAGGTAAAATTATACCACGAGGATACTGCAGCAATGACTGATCCAAAAGAAGTCTCATCTTTTTCTATGGAAAGAAAAGAGTGTGAGAAGTGTGGTGCTGTTTGGTTAAATGGGCAGCACATGTGGACTGGTACTGGAAAGACGGGGAATGAATTAGATCTTGCTGGTTTGGTTTGCAACAATATTAGTAGAGAAAATCCAGATTATAATAAGTGTATTAACTCCAAGAGGGGTGAAATTGGTGGTCAAACTTGGGAGTATAGAAGAGGATATGTTGAGGGTCAATTGGATGGTCTGATGAAGAAGTCAGCGATGCCTGACAGTTAAAAGACATGCATTAAAAGTCTAGTCATAGATAGTGTAGTTACAGATTTTTTTATGAAAATTTTAATTGCTTTGATTGCATCATTCTTTATCGCTTTACCTGCATGGGCGGTAGATGTATCGATGGGTGCTGGTGGCAATTTAGTATTTGAACCGAATGAGATTACAATCTCTGCAGGTGATACTGTGCATTTTATTAATCAAGCACTACCTCCTCACAACATTATTGTTGAGGCACGTCCAGATCTCTCTAGAGAATCATTACTATTTGCTCCAGGAGAAACACAAGACGTTGTATTTGCTGACGCAGGGGACTATAATTTCTTTTGTGGTCCTCACCAGGGCGCTGGCATGACTGGCGTTGTTCACGTAAATTGAGTTAATTAAATGAAAGTTGGAATGATTGGTCTAGGTCGTACTGGTGAAGGTATGTCTCGCCGTATGATTGAGAAAGGAATTGAAGTTTGGGGTTACAGTAGTACCAACTATGAAAGTGCCTGTGGACAATATGAAGCAGGATACATTAGTGGATGTGTAACCTCACTAGAGTACCTTGTTCTAGCAGTTAAATCTGACAG